GGAAGTTTTGTCACTTATCCGACAATCGTCTCCGGGCTTGCTTTGCTAGCGGTAGGAGAAAAAATAACTTTAGTACGTACCGAAGCACTGTCGCAAGCAGCAGACTGGAAAAACAAGGGACCCTTTAACTCCGAAACAGTAGAGGCAGCCCTTGATAAACTTACGGCAATTATTCAACAACAACAGGAAGAGTTGAGCAGGGCGATAAAATATGGAGTAGATCAGACTCCTACTGCGGTAGACACTGAATCGTTTATTGCGATTCTTACGGCATTAAAGGTTGCAGCGGAAACCGCTAGAGACATAGCAATAGCGGCCAAAAATAGTGCTGATGCTGATGTAATACTTACCCATGCGGACGTTGTTTTAACTCACGCCGATGTAGTCTTGACTCATGCCGATGCTGCACAAACTGCTTTAGATGGAATCGCTACAGCTGCGGATAGGGTACAGACTGGACTTGATAAAACGGCAACCGGGCTTGATAAAGTGGCCACCAATGCCGACGTCGTTTTAACTCATGCCGATGTAGTACTCACGCATGCAGACGTAGTTTTAACCCATGCGGACGTGCTCTTGACTCACGCAGATGCCGCGCAAACTGCCCTGGATAGAATAGCCACGGCCGCGGACAGAGTGCAGACAGGGCTTGATGTTATCGCTGCCCAGAATTACGCCGCAGCCCTCAAAGGTACTTCGACCTCAAGCATAGCCATTGGTACCGGATCCAAGACCTTTGTTACTCAAGCCAGTAAGCAATTCGCGGCTGGTCAGTTTATTTTAATTACCAGCGACGCAAATTCTGCAAACTATATGCACGGCCAGGTAACGAGCTATTCTACCACATCGCTCGTTGTCAATGTGATAGACGTAGGAGGATCAGGTACGCTTGCAGACTGGACGATATCTGTATCTGGAAGCAGAGGAGCAATAGGAGAAACGGGGGCTGAAGGCGCTAATGATAAAGTCAAAAACGTCTCAGCTGATGCCTCAGCCGGATATCTCGCCGAGAAACTGGCAGCACTTTATCCAAGCCTCTATCAACGTGATCAGAAGTGGGCTTTAAAGACGCCGTATTCAACAGCGGCCAACAGGTATATCATTCTGACGCCAGCCAAGCTATCGGTAGACATTAACGGAACAGTCTACTTCTTGACTGCTCAAGCAGAGATAGCTTTATCTCTTGAAGCTAATTGGGATACTATTGCCGGGACAGATTACAGAACAGCCGCAAACCGCGCAGGCAAAGACTTCTATATTTACGCCTGCGTGCCTGTATCAGGTTCAGCTCCCAAGATTGTGCTCTCAGCCAATTCAACCACACCATCAGGCTACAGCGCCTCAACATCGCGTAAGATTGGCGGTTTCCACGGATTATGTGTGGCCGTAGGTACTATTTCAGGCCATACCTTGACCGACTTTGTTGCCGGCGACGTTCTGCCAGCCTCAATTTGGGATCTGAATTTTAAGCCTAAATTCGCAAATCCGGAAGGTATGGTATACAGCGATGGCATAAACAAGTGGGTAGATATTTATTTAGCATCGGGTACCGGAGCGTCTACAGCCTCAGTCTATGGTGCAACTATATCAGACACTCGTAACTGGATGGACTTCGCGGATGATGGTGGCGCAGTTAAAAAGAAAATGCTCGATGACGCAGAATTCCAGGTTATCGCCGCAGGTTCAAACGAAGAAACAAACATCACAGGATCATCTGACCCGGGAACCACAGGCGGCCATGTAGACACCGCAGCCAGGCGTATGATTTCAAACATCGGAGTAGAGGATGCTTGCGGTGTACTGCAACAATGGCTATCGACTCAAGGTTATATGTACACAGGAACAACCGGATACTGGGGAAATTTACCTGGAGGAAAAGGTTCTTCTTATAATAACTTCGCTGCAGATCCGGGAGCGCCAGAGGTAGATAACAGCGACAACGGTAGCGACCGAAAGCTGGTTGCTGGCGGTGATTGGGGCAACGCCGCGGCTGCGGGGTCCCGCTCTCGGAATGCGAGTAACTATCGCTGGCTCTCGCTTACGAGTATCGGTTGCCGGTTTTGCGCGGAGCCCGTTTAACGAAGTAAGCCGAACACGGACTACGCTCGGCGACGTTTTTTGACAAGTAACACAGGCTAATGCGTCATCGGTTGCTGATTGCTGGCGGTAATTGGGACAACGCCGCGAATGCGGGGTCCCGCTATCGAAATGCGAATAACTATCGCTGGATCACGAATACGAATATCGGTTGCCGGTTTTGCGCGGATACAGGGGAATGCGGAGAAAATAAACTCCTGGCTGGATGCATTAGCCTTGCCCTAAAGGCAAAATACACAACGGAGGGGCTGGAAGATTAGTAGAGAAATCGAAAGTCTTACGGCCCAGATTAAATGAGAAGGCATGGCAATCTTTACGAAAAGATTACTTCATTAGAAAACCTAAAGTTTGCTTATGCCCGCACTCGTAAAGGTAAAACCTGGCAACGTCAGGTAAGGACATTTGATTTAAACATAGAAGAAAATTTAAAGAGGATACAAAGAGTGCTTATCAACAAGAATTTCAAGACATCAACATATCGCACTAAGCAGGTCTATGAACCTAAGAGGCGTACTATTTTTATTGTACCATTCTCGCCAGATAGAATAATTCATCACGCTTTAATGAATATCCTTGAGCCTATTTATATGAAGATGTTTATTCATGACTCCTACGCCTGCATCGAAGGTAAAGGTCTGCACGATGGAAGCCAGAAGACTATGGAGTTTGTCCGGGCAAATAAATACTGCCTTAAATGCGACATCTCCAAATTTTACCCGTCTATAAAACACGATATTCTTTTCAATATCTTAAAGCGCAAGATTAAATGCAAGGATACCCTGAACTTAATCAAAGCAATTATTTACGGCATCGGTGGCGGCCAGAACGTCCCGATCGGCAACTACACCAGCCAGTGGTTTGGAAATATCTACCTTAACGAATTAGATCAGCACGTCAAGCACGTCTACAAGACTAAACATTACGTGCGCTACTGCGATGACTTTTTATTCTTCCATAACGACAAGGCAGAGCTGCGCCGGATAGCCAAAGACTTAAAAATCTACCTGGATAAAACACTCAGCCTAAAGATGAGCAAGTGCGAGTTGTTCCCGGTAGCCCAGGGCGTAGACTTCTTAGGTTACAGACATTTCCCGAAGTACGTCCTTTTAAGAAAAACAACAGCAATAAGAGTAAAGCGCCGGTTAAAGATATTACCTAAGCTTTTAGCGGCCGGCAGGATCACCCTTATATACTTTCGTTCTTGCATTGCCTCGTATGGCGGTTGGATGCGTTGGGCCAACTGCCATAACTTAGGACTTAAACTACAACTGGATAAATTACAGGAGATATTAAATGTCGCCGGAAAACCAGCCCAAGCGATTTAACGAATTCGCCCGGGAGACTATGCCGTTAGACGGCGACAAGATTAAACTTGATAATATAGTTAACCGAGAAATTACCGTACTTGATTACAGAATTAAAGACAGCCATTATAAAAAAGCAAATTGTGAACTGTGCATGACGTTGCAGTTTAAATTAGATGACAAAGTATCCGTGATGTTTACCGGCTCCAATGTTTTGCGTGATCAGATAGAGAGATATAAAAATGAGATACCATTTATCACAACGATAAAGAAAATAGACCGATACTACACATTCACTTAACCAGGAGGAGAGCATGAAGGGATTCCCGAAGCACCTTAACACCCGTTACGACGTGGAATATTGTTTACAGAATTTCCCAGAGGACACAAGAGTCTTCTTAGCTCAAAAGCTTGCAGAGGTTAAACAGTGGCAGGTAACCGGAAAGTTGGAGGAGGGCGACGCCGGGATTACCGACGAGACGCACAAGGTAGTAGAGGTAAAAGATCAGGTTACGCAAGAGGTCAAGGAGCGCTACCAATACGAATATAAAGATGATCCTAACTGTGAGCTATTCAGGCTCGAATATACGCGCGAGGAAGTAGAGGGTATCCTTGCTACAAATGGAGAGGAAAACTAACCATGCCACCAGAAGACGCAATTACTCGAGAAGAATGCAACGGAAAAGAAAAAGATTTTAGATTATCCTTAGAAAGAGTTCATGGGCGAGTGGATATGGTAGAAAAGACCACTGCCTCTATTGATACTTCGGCTAAAATTATGAGTAACAGCGTCTGCAAGATGGAAAAGGTTATGTTTGGTGACGAGAATGCTGATGGGCTAATGACCAAAGTTTCTAATCTTAATCAGAAAGTAAGTGGGGCCTATTGGTTGGGAGGAATAACAATAAGCGCTTTGATAATGTCTTTAGTGGGGACATTAGTAGCTTTTGTATTTAAAAAATGATTAAGAATATCATTAACGAATTTAGGCAGGTAAACGGTCGGCATTCCTTGAATATGAATCATTACCAAGAGGATGAACATTGCCTATGGCATTGTAAGTACATGGCAGGGATCCAAGACTGCCGGCACGCCCCGGGCTACCTGCTCCTGGGTAAATCAGAAGCCGTGGCGGTGCGGGGATTCTTCCGGGACCACTACGAGGCGCTGCGCGCGGTAGTATTTGAACAATTTGCCAACAGCATGGGGCACCGGGATATTATCTTATTTAACGATAACCTCGCCTGCGCGTTCCATGTTGAGCATAATTGTATATTCGTCACAATAAGAGGTTGGTAACTAAAAGAGGAGGAAGAGACATGAAGAAGATTTTTGCAATAATTATGATCACCATGTTTATGCTTTGCGGTATAGCATACGCCGGGAACGTAGCAACAACCGAGATAATGGATACAACCTTTAACGCTGTAACTACCGCAGCTAACTCAACTGCAAGTTTTCTGCAGGGAGCAGATAAGGTGTCATTTTTTGTGGTATATGACGAGACCGAGGTAGGGAATTCAATCAGTGCGGCGGTAACCTGCCAGATATCCTATGACAACTCTCATTGGCTGTCAGCATCATTCTACGATTACGCCGGCGGCGCTACTTTACAGACGTCAGAAACTATCTCTGCCGATGGGTACTATTATTTTTGGTTCAATAAAGACCTATGCGTACCCTATGTCAGGGTGGTAGTCACTGCGACTAATACTGACGCAGACGATTTATTAACTGTCAAGGTTTATGCCGCATCAAAAGAGTAAGTGGTAGATCCACTAAAAAGGAGGGGGGTATGAAGAAGCTAATAGCAATCATCATTGGCATTGGAATGATTGTGCAGAAAATAAAAAATGTAATAGCCTGGGGTGTTGATAAATGGGCAAAGATATCGCCAATGGTCCAGCCCATTATTAAAGAAGTAGAGGTTGCAGCAGTTGACGGGACCATTAGTTTAAGTGAGCGCAAGAAAATTGCGATGAGTGCGATAGCGAGCGCTGAAAAACAGGGAGTAATAAAATTAAACTGGATCACTAGGTGGGTACTAGGGATTATAGTCGACAAAGTGGCTCAGAAGCTTCCGGATATCGAAGTATCAAAACTAGCTTCGGGTCTAGTGGCCGGCGCCGTAAAGGAATCAAGGATATGAGTTTTCTTGGAGACTGGTGGACCGCAAGGTGTAAAAGAGGGTTCTTCTTTAGTGTAAGGAAACCGTGGCCCGGGGAAGATAGGCTGGATAATCAGAAACCGATAGAGAAAAAAGAATCGCCGCTTTGGAAGTGGCTAAACAAGAGGAGGTAAATATGGGTTTTTTTAGTGCAATAGGTAATTTTTTCAAATCACTTTTTAACAAAGCAGGTGCGCTGATTTCTAGGTTATGGACATTAGCTAAACCGTTCCTGCAGGAAGTATTAAGCGAAACTGCCAGCAATGTTTTTGAAAGTTTAAAAAGCTTAGCTGTTGAAGCGGTGGGATATGTAGCTTCTCAAGGATTGCCTACTGATCAGGCCAAGCAGGATGCGTTTGTTGCCTACATGACGACTAAGGCTAAGGACCAGGTAAGCGTATTAAAGACAAGCGAGATTAACCTTTTACGTGAGACAGCCTTGGCAATTTATAAAAAAGCAACTGAATAAATAATACCCCGGAAGTGTTAAGCCCACTTCCATTAGGGCCCTGCGAGAGGGGACTAAGCCAACCCTCGTTGACCAGGGCCCCCTCCATTAGGAAGTAAAAATATCTTGTGAATTAAAGTAGCTATGGTATACTATTTTCTCTATAGTATATAAATAAGCTGATAAAACAGCTCTTTCTTAGTGTAGCCAAAAATGTAGCAATATAGAGTGGAATTGTGTTGAACTATATGGAACTAACTGGAATAATGTTGAAGCGTGTTTATCGTCGGCTAAGTATCGAAATTATCGTAACCTATTGCAATACGGGGCGTGGCTCAGCTTGGTAGAGCGCTTGAATGGATTTCCAGGCAGCGGTGGTGGAATATCTTAAAGCCGG